TATTTGCGCTGGATTCGCCAAATTTTATTTTTGTATTAGGAAATACATCATTATATACTATTATTCCTTCCGTCTTTTCCGATGCTATTGTATCTCTTACTGATTTTGCAAATGTTGTTGATAATATTTCATTATATGAACCTGTCATTACTTTTTCTTTATTATTGTTTCCAAATACCCATTCAACCAATTTACCTGCTGTTCTTGATTTTCCATGTCTTGGTGGCATATTTATCACACAAATTCTATCATCACTTTCGTAAAAGTCTTGTAATTCATGACACATATCTTTTAAGAATTGTCTATCATCTTTATAAAAATCTGGTGCAGTTAATTTACAATATTCAAAAAAATCACGTCTGGCCAATTCCAAACGTGCTTGTTTTTTCAACTCTTCTTTTATATTATTATTCATTTAATATTTTTCTCAACTCTTCTGTTGTCATTCCTGAAAATGGATTATTAACTTTTCCAGATATATTTAATTTGTCCTGTGGTTTTTCTCCTATTGTATCTCTAATGGTTTCAAATGCTTTTACATTTCCACTTAAAGCTTCTTGAATAAGCGAAAAACTTATTTTTTCTCGTATTGTTTTATCTTCTACTTTAGTTTCTAGCAATGCTAATAATTCTTCTCTTAATGTCTTTCTTTGTGCTCTTACCTCTCCTGATTTTATTCCACCATTTCTACCTCTTTCTCTTGCTTCTTTCTTGGTTCGTACAGGTTTTAAGTTTTTTTCATTTGCCATCTAATCACCTACTCTGTTTCTAAATAAATATGTTTTCCATCACCAGTTATATACTTTTCGTTACAATCTTTTATTATAGAATCATATCCTTTTTTGAATACTGCGGACCTATTTCCTTTTATTACTGGTATAATCGCTATTATTTCTTTAGTTTCTTTGTTATAAACAACTAAATCTTTGTTATTCATTTATCTTCACCTCTCACAACTTTTTAAAAGTTATTTATTTTCCATCTAATAAAATGGAATCTATGCTTTGTTCTATCTTTACACCATTATTTTGTTTATATTGTTCTACTATTTCATTTATAAAATCATTGCTACTTGCAACTATTTCACAAATATCTTCTTCATTATATCTTTTTTCATCTGGTCTATGTCCATATTCATACAACCATACATGAACCAATTCGTGCTTTAATGTTCTTAATTGTTCTGGTGTATCTTCATTGATAAAAATTTTATTTAATCCATATCTGGTAGTTCCGTGAATGAAGTTTTCTCCATTATTGCCTTCTATATTATCTATTTCCTTATTTGATATTGTTGATATCTCCCATGTGTTTCCATTTATTTTGAATTTCATTTAATTAAGCACCTCTCTTTAATCCTGTACGGACAAAATACTTTACCTTCTCTTAGATTTGTAATTTCTAAAAAAGAACAGTTTTTACACTGTTCTGGTAATTCACTCTTTATTTGTTTTAATTTCCATTTTTCATTATATTTTTGCTCTTCTTCTATCATATCTAGCACTTCCTCACAACTGTCAAATTTACATACTTTACACTTTTTATTCCCGTTTGGGCATATCTTATTATCTATTAAACATTGAATCATATCTCTTCCTCTTCTGTGCATGTTAACTTTCCATCTATTCTTCTTACTATTTTACAGTCTATATTTTTTGTACAAGTACTGCAGTTATGCTCTTCTTTAAATTCTTCTATTTCTTCTTTTGACATAGTATTTCCTCCATCTTATTTTATATTTCGACATATTTTGACATTATTTTTATTTTTTGTTTGCTATAATCATCTCATACATAAGATAATAATTTAAAATTATGAAAGTGAGGTGATATATATGAAACTACCAGACGCTTTGACTAATTATCAAAACATTATAAAACCTATGCCTATACCTGATATAGACGTTCGTAATTATAATTTGGCTGACTATCAATATGAACTATTATGTAATCATATAAAGAATTTTCAAGATACTTTAGATGATGAACACGAAGTAGGTGTTCAATTAGCAAGCTTTGGACAATCAATTATTTTAAATGTTGAAAAAATTGGATATTCTAATCCATGTCTTATTCATTTTTACGGTTATTCCAATGGAAATAAGTGTCACTTAATTCAACATGTAAATCAGCTAAGTTTTTTATTGATTGCTATTCCAAAGTCAAATCCAGATAAACCAGCTCGACGAATAGGCTTTGATTCTAATTTAAATTCATAGTCTTATCTTGCTTAGTTTTCATAAAACCATATTTGAGATTGTATTCTGCAATCTGTAATTCTAGCAGTTTTGAAACTAACACTTTCAATTCTGCTACTTCTTT